CTCGTATAGACTGTAACATCTCTCTATTTAAGATAGGTGATACAGATACATCTACTGTCTTAGCTGTAACTATCTTTACTACTTGCGGCCAGAATGATGTAGGCTCTATGGAATTGGAAGTACAAACTGAAGATCTTATAGAAGCTATAGCTAAGGGAGATGTATTCGATCGAGTAGCAGAAGACTATCTTAGTATGGAAGTACATCTATATGATAAGTGTAAGAGATGTCAGAACTGTGAGGATGGTAATGTCCACTAGATTAGAAGCACTAGGGAATCTTAAAGCATCTCTTGCTCCTACTCCTCTCTGGGTATATCTATATATCTACACTAAAGCAGACAGAGAATGTTACCTTAACTATATGGAAGGAGCTAAAGCCTTAGCGCGCTGGTTAGGTAAGATAGAAGTACCAGCAGACACCTCAGATATAGAAATCCCTAGCCTCCTATGTAACTATGAGACACAAGAACTGGAAGCTATCACAGGTGCAAGCCAAGACATAATTGTAAGCACACTCATTGAAGAAGTAATACCTCGAATGATAGGAGATTTAACTAATGAACCTAAAGCCACTGTTTGCACTACCAATACTTTTAGCACCAGCTCTTTGTGATGCAGCACTTACAGCACCACCTATATCTTTCTCTTACGCTCCTGATCTATCTCTACCTGCACCACTAGCAGGAGCTACCGTAAACTCAGGTGCTTACATCTATATAAGAGATTTTAATGCTACACAAGTTAACCTCGAATGGAACCCTAGCCCTGATACCGTAACTGGATACAGGATACATGTAAGTGAAGGGCTAGCTACAAGTACTGCTAAGTTTGGAGCTGATGTAATCCACCCTACAGTCAAGGTAATCTATAAGGTAGCAGACTTACCTACCTATCCTAGTAAGAACATATGCTTTAGGTTACGAGCCTTTAATACAGCAGGAGTATCAGAATTCTCTAGTGCTGTATGTACCATACTCTCACAGATTAAAGCTGTATCATTTTACATAGATGACCCTGACCAACTTAACTTACCATCAGCAGTAGATACAACCTCTCCTTATAGCTATCACTTACCTATGATAGATATGATAGATGGAGCACACCAGATTACTACTGTAGTCACGTTTACGGATGCCGACCCTACAGTTCTTACTTCTACTACGGACTTCTCTATTGTAAAAAAGCTCCTGCCACCAGTCGCCCCAGAAGGGTTAAAGGTGGATCGCTTGATTACTTGGTAGTAGCAGTCTTGCTAGCTATAGTAGTATATAGAAGAAATAAAAGAGCTATAAGGAAGATGCGTAGATATGAATGAATTCTTAGATACAGATCTCTTAGGAGAGCCTACTATTATAGGCATAGACCCAGCTGAAGGCTGTGAGCTAGAGCAGCTGGAGCTAGTAATACAAGCTGAAGGAGCTATTGATCCGCGCCTGAAACTCTTATCTCATAGCTCTCGTACACTCTTACATAAGTGTCCTCGTAAGTTCCAACTATACAGGCTTAACTCTAAGGACTCAGGTGAGGAAGATATAGCTCAGGGAGTTACCTTTGCTTATGGTCATGCTGTAGGTATAGGAGTACAAAGCACCTTAGAAGGTAAGTCAGAAGCTCAGGTTTATATAGATATGCTTCTCTCTTGGGACGTAGATCTCTTAGATAGGAATGACAGGCAGAAGAAATCTTTCTGGGAAGCTTGCTTTGCTATGCAGAAGTTCGCTCATATGAAAGATACAGGCTACTTAGATGACTATGAGCTGGTGTATTATAATGGCAAGCCCGCTGTAGAACTATCTTTTAAGATCCTACTACCTGATGGATTTACTTATCGTGGGTACGTAGATGCAGTACTCAGACACAAGACTACTGGAGCTGTTGTAGTACTGGAATGTAAGACTTCCTCTGGTCAACCTAACAGTGCGATGTATAAGAACAGTGGACAGGCATTAGGATACTCAATAGTACTAGACATTCTATTCCCAGAACTCTCCTCTTATACAGTACTGTATCTTATATATCATACAAAGAGTAGAGAGTATACAGAACTACACTTTGATAAGTCTTTACTCCAACGCGCCTTATGGCTGCAAGAACTTCTTATAGACTCCAAGCATGTAGAACTATATGAAGAGTTTGGTTCTTACCCTATGCATGGAGAGAGTTGTTTCGACTTCTTCAAACCTTGTGAGTATCTAGGACTATGCACCTTAAGTACAGAGAATTTGATTAAGCCGCTTACATTACCTAAGCTGAAACAAATACAAGCAGAAGAATACATGTTCACCGTAGACTTCTATGAACTAGTAGAAGCACAGATTAAGAAAGGAGAAGTATAAGATGGCAATAGAAAAAGAAGAGTGTAGATTTATAATACTAACTCATGACTCATCAGTAGTAAGAGACACTGAGACCGGACACAACTACCATACTAATAGCTCAGAAGAAGCAGGAAGATTAAAGACTCTGCTTGATGAACTTATAGAAGATATAAAGGAGAACCTATAGATGCCTAAACTAAGCACTAAGCAATCATCTAGGACTCATAGAGTTTTAGTATTCGGAGCACCTAAGTCTGGTAAGACACAGCTTGCTGGAGAACTTGCAGAACACTTCAATCTTATCTGGATAGATATGGAGAATGGTCATGAGACTCTATTCAAACTACCTCAAGAGTGGCAGGAAAGAATAGAACTTATAGAACTTAAAGACTCTCCATCTTATCCTATAGCTATCGAAACAGTTCTCAAGATGATTAAAGAGAAGCCTGTAGATATCTGTGATAAGCATGGTAAGGTAGGCTGTATGATTTGTAAGAGAGAAGGAGAACCTTTTACTACTATAGATCTAGGTAATGTACCTGATGATACTATTGTAGTCTTTGACTCTGCAACTCAGCTCACCACTAGCGCCATAAATAATATAACTAAGAAAGAATCTGATGACTATAAGATGAAGACTGATGACTGGGGACACCTATCAAAGCTTATAGAGATCTTCTTATCTACAATACAACAAGCTAAGTATAACTGTATTGTAATCTCTCATGAAGTAGAAGCAGAGACTGAAGGTAAGAAGAGAACTCTTGTACCTGTAGCTGGATCTAGGAACAGTTCAAGGAACTCAGCTAAAGCTTTTGATGAAGTAGTATACTGTGAGAGAAAGAATAAGAAACATATCTTTGCCTCTGATACTAAGTATGCTACTAATATACTTACAGGCTCTAGGACTGATACAGTAATAGAAGATCAGGATAAGCCTAGCTTACTAGCAATATTCAAACCAGAATTGTACCCAGATTCAGCACAAAAGGTAGAGTCTGCACCTGCCTCTGCTAATGCAAGCTCTATCCTAGAAAGAATGAAAGCAGGAAAGAAATAAGTCTTCGCCATGTAAGTAGCTAACGCACCGTACGGTCGGTGGACTTGTCGGCTACCTACTCTATCTATAGAGGATTGGCAAGCAGGGTGACTCCTGTGAATAGACGTGTGGTCTACGTTACAAGACCATTAACCATATAAATATATACAATACATATACATTTATATAACTTAATATACATAATACAATCTAAATAGGAAACACATAATATGAATGATGCAACTGATATTGATAACTTACTTGATGCTACTCTTGATGATCTTGAAGATCTTCCTTCCTTCCAACCTTTTCCAGCAGGTGTACATAAGGTTCAAGCCTCTCTTAACATGGCAGATATCAATGGTAACCAAGCTGTAGAACTGTCTCTTAAAGGTATGGAAACTCTGGAACTGGTAGATGCAGCTAACACTGTAGCTATCAAAGAAGGTGATTCTTCTAATACTATATTCATGTTAAACAATGAGTATGGCAGAGGTAATCTTAAGAAGGTCTGTGCTCCTATTGGTGTAGCTCTTGGTACTGGAGTCATCAGAGAAGTGATTGAGCAGTGTAAAGATCTGGAATGTGTAGTTATTACTTCAATCAGAACGGATAAGAATGATCCTGATAAGAAGTATCTTAACATCAAAGAACTGCAAGTAGTATAAGTAGATAGATTAAATACACTTCATAGGAAGATAATTTCTTATGAGGTGTATTTTTTATAGGTACTTACAGATTAAAGAACTCATAGGATAAACATGACCTCATCATCTAAACTAACAGCTCATATAGCAGCCCTTAAGAAGAAGGAAGCAGACTCTCCTACTCCTAAGAAATCAGAAAAGGATACTATTCTCTTCTGGGGTACAGCAGCAGATGATAACTACCTAGCATTTCTT